TCTTGCCTTGTATTGGCGTTCTGACAATGTTTTTTTGTTGCGATACGTCAAACAGTACCACATTCAACACAAGGTCGTCAGCTGTTACTTCTTTATCTGAAACCTTCATGGTAACCTCGTTACCGTCTATGTCAATATAGTTTCGAGCCTTAATAATAAGGTTTGAAAAGATGGCCCTACCTATAAAGTCTTTTTGATCAGCAAACCTGTACTCGTCCTCGCCATTTTCTTGATAAGCTGGAATGACAGCATTTCCAGAGACAGGCGCTCGCTGTTCAGCATAATTTGGAGACTTGGGCAATGGTTCGGGCATATTACCTTTGTAAAATGCAGTTTGAAGCGCACCTAACCCGTAAGTGCGTATAATGATTCCGGCTGTGTCCTCCGCTTGTGGCGTTGACACCGGAATAGCTAAATTTCTGCCTAAATCTATCGTCATTGTGCAATTACGTTAATATCGTTAACTAATGCAACTAATGCCTTTTGAACTTCCTCTTTAATCTTAGGGACTACTTGCCTTGTCTCATTTACAGAAATAGTCAAGTCTTTTACAAGGCTTCCAATAGTGATTTTAATTTGCTTAACTTCTCCGTGTGTTGGCTTACTTGTTGGAGTTCCAATAGGCATCGCAGCATTGTTTATTTTGCTACCTACTGTTTTACTTGCTCCACCGGCAAGCGACGGGTCTGTGCCTGCTTTTGCTTTTGATGCGGAAATCTCGCCTGAATAACCTTTGTCGTAAGACTTGCTTACATCTTTACTCCAGTCATAAGTGGCCGCCTTCATAATTACATTATGAGGAAGTAATTCCGTCATATTTATAGCGGCCGCCTTGAAATTGCCTTTTGACAGATTATCAATTGCAAGAAATATTGGATTAAATATTTCCTTAAAGAAATTGCCAATATTAGTAAATACTTGCTTAACAGACTCCCAAATCCCATAAATAGAGGCTCTGAATTTCTCGGATGTTTGCCAAGCCGTAATAAGCGCACCGATTACAATAGACGCACCAAGCGTAACGGCTCCCCATGCAACAGTAGCTGTTACTCCAAGCGCTGCAAAGTTCCCTTCCATAAGATATAAGGCGGCAATTTTAAAATAATCGGCGGCGGTACTAATACCGGTTGCAATAGCGGCACGGTTAACCCATAGGGTATACAATGACCACCATGTAACAGCACCGGCAACCGCACCGGCAACTATTTTAATTTCAGTAGCATGCTCTTGCATCCAGTGTACGCCCTCCCTAACTCCTTGCGCAAAATCTGACGCAGCATGAGCCATGGCAACGAAAACAGGCTTACCAATTTCGGCCATGTCTTTGTACATCAAGAAAAATTCATTTTTTGCAATTGCAGCGGCACCACCTACTGTGTTGACATTGTCGGCAGCAGAACCCCCGAAGGTGTTATTTAATTCGGTGGCGAATTTTGGAAGGAAATCTTCTGCCATAAGCTTACCGTCAGCCATAAACTTGTCTAGTTCGGCAGTAGTCATACCCATAGCTTTGGCTGCTAATTGGAATGCTCCCGGCAAACGTTCTCCAAGTTGACCGCGCAACTCCTCTGCTTGTACCTTCCCCTTAGAAATCATTTGAGAGACAGCAAGCAATGCGCCCTCTGTCTGCTCTCCTGTTAATCCAAGTGTCGCCGCCGCCGCTGAAATCCCCTCGAAAGTTTGTCTTGTAGTCTCGCCCTCGATAGACGTTCCTTTTGATGCTGCCGCAATAGTCGTGTAGCCTTGCGCAACAGAATCAAGACTTAACCCTAATTTGTTTGAAATGCTGGCTAGGTAGTCAAACCTCTCGCCAGCAGCGCCTGAGTCGCCCTCTGAATATTTAAGTCGGTTATTGAGTACGTCAACCTTTATTGACGCCTCGAATATGTCCGTAGCGAATGACTTGACGGTGTCAACGGCAAAATAAGCCGCCACTCCCTTACCAAACTTGGAGAATGTGGATTCAACCTCTGCCGCCTTTCTGTCAGTCTCGCCCATCTTGTTAATGACCTGGTCTAACTTGCCAAGAATCTCACCTCTTAAATTTACGGTATAATCTACTCTTTCATTTGCCATTATGCGCCCATCATTAACTTAATCATACTTGCTTTCCTTGCGTCGTCAAAATCTAACGCGTACTTTAATTGAAACTTTGCTTGCCACCATTCGTCCGAATCAACCTCGGGGTTGATACCAAAATAAAAGCGAATAAGAGCGCTGTCTTGCTTCTCGTATTCGCTTTTATCGGTAATCTCGTAAAGTGACTGTACTGTATCTAATTTTTTTTTAAAGCTTCGGTATAATAGATAATCAACCCTTCACAAACTTTTAATGCGCCTAAATAAAGGGCGTCAAGATTTTTGTCGCGCTTTGGATTCTCTGCCAATATTCTTGAATCTGATTCATTTTTCAATAAGCAAGATTGCAATAAAATGTCGTCAGCGCTCGTGTATTGTCCGCGTTGATACAAGTCTATACATTGCATCTTCGTTGCTCTGTGTGGCTCTTCTAGGTACCCGATACACTCGTTTAAGTCTTTATCAAAAAGAACAAACTTATTGACAGTATACCCAAGCTTAGCCTCTATTTCTGCGCGCCTCTCCTCTGCTTCCGATTCGATTTTAGCACATAAATAACCCCAAGCATCTTTACTTAACTCAACTCTTGGCGTGGTGGAAATAACCGCCTCAAAATCTACATTTGAGGCGGCATTAATTGGTGTATTTTTTTTCATAATTTTTATGCGTTTGGATTACCTGCCCAAATAAATGGAATAGTAACTTTTAAACTTGTGTCGCCCTGGGAAGCTTCAAGCGCCTCGGTGTCAAACTCTAAGGCGTAAAGCGTTTTTTCAAGTGGAGGAACACCAACACCCGTTGCAATCAACTTCATGTTTGCCGGCGGAATCGACAATAAGTCTTTCCCTGGTGCTGCGTTAATCCACTTTTGAAGTTCCTCTTGATAAATCTCAACTGAACCCTCATAAGTGATATTCCCGTAAGCCCTACCAATAGGCTCATAACCACGACCCATCTCGTTTTTTTTGTCTTGCTTACGAGTGAAACTTATTTTCGTAATCCCAACCAATGGAACGCCGAAGGGCATGAAGGTCAGGTTACCCCAACCATACATTACCCCGTTAACTAATACTGCCTGTGCCATATTTTCTTAAGATAGTTTTTGTGTAAAACCTACGGTGACATTGAATCCTCTCGCAACAGGTGATGACAAGTCTTTCAAGGTGATGTCGATAGCGCTCGTTCCGTCAAGACGTATGACTGGCGTTGTACCTACTATTACCTGATAGCCTGACAACTCTGGATTGTCGCCTGTAAGCATTGATGCCAATGCGTTTTCTACTGCATTTTTGAAGGTAGAAATAGAGGTGTCGCTAATCGTTCCGTCACTGTTTAAGCGGTAGTTTGACTTGATATAAGGAAATAAACCAATACGAGCCAATCTTATTGACTTGTTGATAGTCCTGTTGTTTTCAATATAAGCATAGTCGCTTGATTGAGTTACAGAGGTGTTTGAATCATTGAACCAAGAGCCGTTTTGATTTCTGCTTTTGATTGCAAAAATATACCTTGAATTATCGATAAATGTCAATGCCGCATCGTAAGGGTCGATAAAATATTGGTCATTTGACAAGCCAACAAGTTCCAACTCGGTACCGTCTGAAATATCAAAACGCCCTGTTGCGCCAATACATTCTTGTACCTTCGCTCTTGAAACAGTTCCCAAAGCATAACCACCAGCAGAAATAGACTTACCTGTTGACGCTCTTAATGAAGCACCAAGACCGCCACGATCCTGCGCAATAATTACTGAAACGTTTGGAGCGGTTAAGCTTCCCAAGTTTGGTAATGACAAGTAACTAGCCCAAGAAGCATCAACAAAATTGGCAGAATAAAGCACCTCGATAGGAGCCTCGTTTGTTTCCAATGTGGTAACCACGGCTTGTAATGCAGTAACTTGTGACGTTGCGAATACGGTCGCCTCGTTGAAAACAAATGCTTGTCTCAATTGACCGTCTGCGAAGTCGGCAAGTGTTTTTAATTCAACAAATGCAGAGTTTGAAGTAAACAACCCAAGATAAAGAATACCAAGCGGATTTGCTCTGAAAAACTCTTTAAGGTGGTAGTAAATTACTGCGATACGTGAAGCAATGCCCGTAACGCCTAAAGCAATAGCGAATGAACCGCCTGAATAGGCTGTACCGTTTACATTATACGTTACTGGAGTTCCACTATTTGGGTAAATACCTAATCCTGCCTTAACTGTTAAGGTTAACACAGTAGATGAAGCCGTAGCAACAAAACCATGAGAATAGGTGTTCAAGTTGATAGCTTTCACGAGCGAAGCTAACAGAACAGCAAGCGTTGTATCGGCAGCATAAGAACCTACTGTATACGTCAACAAGTTTACAATCGTGCCATTTGGCAACGTGTACGGCATAGTAATCACTGCGCCAACAGCTGAAACAGGAACAGCAGTAAATGTGTGTGTAGCCTTGGTCTCATCGCCATAATTAAGGTCAATACCTAACGCCTCAGCGTCTTTTGCTTGGGTCAACTTTGTTGCGTAACCGTTTGTCACGTTCGCAGTCAATCCAGCAGGCAATGAACTTAAGTAAGCAACTAAACCAGAATAATGGTCAAATCCCGGCTGTGGTCTTCCAAGACCGCCTTGCGATTTAACAACTGGTATAACGTTTAAACTCATTTTCTTTTTTGGTTTATCAAAAAAAAGGGATAATTAAATCCCTTTTTTTATCAGTTTGAAATTATATGATAACGTCGTCTTCCTTAATCGGGAAAAGTGGGTCGTCTGTTTTTGCTTTTTGTTTCTTTGGTTTCAGAGCGCTTTCTCTAGTAACTAGTTCGGCGCCTGCAACGGGTTTCAAAAAGAAATCTCCGTTATCCTTTACGTAAACCTTGTTAACGTTCGGGTGGTCTTTTAGGAATTCAACAACCATTACGATTCGACGTACCGTGAAACTTCAACCCACTTTGTACCCTCAAACATAAGTACAATGATTACCCGTTTACCTGAGCCCGGTGACGCCGTGCCTGCTCCTGTGACGTTGCTCGTAGCAAATTTAAGCTTACGAGTTGCAGCACTTGCCGAGGTTGTAATAAATATTTTATCCCCGAAATAACTAGCCTTAACGCTCAATACTTGTATTACTAGAGAATCTGTCATAGCCGGCACCTGTACATAGGTTTCAGACGCTGACGGAGACAACTTCAAGGTGTCGACACCGGTCGCAAAAGTGTAGTCCACTTTATTGAACGTGAGAACACTACCTGTGTTGTTCTTGTTTTTGGTTGTACCCCATCTTGGAGCAGTGTATTGTGCGAACGATACTCCCATCGTAATGCAAAATAAAATGATTAAGCTTAATAGATTTTTCATATTAATATTTAGGTTAAGCCCCCGGTTAAGGGGGCGTTAATTATACTTCGAAATCAGCTTCGGTTAAAGCCGTGTAGAGAACAAATTCAGTAGGTTTGGCAATCTGCGTGTCGAATTTCCACAATGCTTTTGCAAAGTACTCTTCGCCATACGTAGTAACTTTGCCTGTTTCAATTTGCATGTCCTCGAAAGAGTTCATACCAACAAACAACTGACCTTCAATAGAAGTATCTAACCATGCGAAGTAGAATGTATCTTTCGGCAAGCCTGCAAGGGTAACGATTTCAAAGTTTTTATGCTTTCTAATGTTAGCCTCGAATACGTTACTACCTTTGAAATCAAGGGCAGCACATGCAGTGTCGTAAAGTTCAACGTCTTCAACAGACATGGCGAATTTCAAACGTTTGAATCTATTGATTGAACTCATTAACGCTTTACCGCCCGTGGTTGTCGCCATTGCCGTAATTGCTGCGTTCATTTTTTCGATGATGTTAGCGGCAGTCAAATCAACCGGTGCTGGAACAGGAGTGTAAGTGCCGTCAACAACCAATTTTTTGATGAAGCCATCAAAGAACTGAATTGCATAACGAGCGTCATCAACATCAACAATTGAACTGTAAGCAGTTGAGCCTTGGTGAAGACCTTTTTCAAGTCCTTCTTTTGCTCTGCCCATCATCAACATGATCATGTAAGAAGACACCGTAGCTGGTAAATCTCTTGACAACAACATGTCAGATAAAGATTCAGCCTCCCAGTGTACCTCAAGGTCTCTTGGATTGAATGTAGTGAACGCCATCACGTCTGTTGGCTCCAATACTCTTGCGCCAATAGTCATTGCAGCATTGCCGGCAAGGTCGGGCTGCGCTTTTCTTTGTCTCAAAGGAGAAGCCATATCAGCAGTGCCGATTGTGTGCTTTTTCTTGATACCAGTTTTAATGAATGCGACACCTTTTTCAAGCGTATCTAATTCGTAAATGGCAGGAATGATAAACGCCTCGGTTTCCCATGTTCCTGCGTAGCTTGAATCATTAATTACTAATGCCATGACTATGCTTT